TAAATTATGAAAAGTATTAAGAATCAAATTGGTGGATCACATTATAAAGATAATTTTAAAATCCAACCTATTGAATATATACAAGCGAATCGTATGCAGTTTGCTGAGGGTTGTGTCATTAAATATGTTTCAAGACATTCATTTAAAAACGGCAAAGAGGATATACTAAAAGCTATACAAAATCTACAATTTATACTGGAAAGGGATTACAATGATTGACAAATCTGCCAAAAAGGTTATAAGAACGAAACACGGAAGTGCAAGTTTTAAATATATAGAAAAATTTGATTCCGTTAAGAAAGCTGCCGACCCCTCAAATGAGGGAGAGTTAGTAGAAGTAAAGGTAACAGATATAAAATGGGACTTTACAAAAGTGAAGGAGGATGCTGATGGAAATCAGGATGCGTCTACAGAAGCTAAGAGACCTTCAGGAGAAAAAACACAAGAAGTATCTTGAAGCTCAAATGAAAGCCAAAAAATATCATAGAGATAGTATTAGGCTTGGCAGAAAAGTAGTAGACACACAAGAGCAATTAATGAGAGCTTAATAGTCTCATTAAAGACATAACAAGTAAAACAACAAACGGTTGTGCAAACAACAGAAGGGTATACTACGCAAATGAAAACAATCACACAATTAAAACAAGCAATGAAAGCTCCTATGTATCAAGAACTAACAGGAAGAGAACTCATGTTATACAAAACCGGATTTAAAAATGGTTATCGTATGTCATTACAACAAAACAGAGCAAAGATAGAGGGTCAATTATTTAGATTAAAAATGAAACAAGAAAAGATAGAAGAGGGTAAAAAAAATAAAATACCTAATGAAAGAAAATCTGTGGGTCGTAATACTTTTGATGCTGTTGTTAATAAAATTTGTATCAGATATGAAGTTACCCCACATGATTTGCTTGGCACAAGAAGATTTGAATATTTAGTAAGAGCAAGAAGTATTATGATTAATCTTTTTTTAGAAGTGTATGGTATCTCTTTATCAGAGTTAGGAAGATTATTAAAAATAGATCACTCAACTGTTATTCATCATCGTAGATTAAAATATATGGGAAATAGATTTTGGTCATCAGAAAAAACAATACACCAAGAATTTAAAGAATTAAAAGAACAGCTAGAGATGTGAAGAATCACCCCTTTGATATACATATGATGGCTATGTTTGTTTTTATAGTTCTTTATTTAACATTCAAAATCATTAACTGGATATAAATGGTAAGAAAAAAAACTTGGGTTAAATCAAAAAGAAATTTATCTATTCAATGTGGAACTTGTTTAATGTGCGATAAGCCTATGATGTCTGATGAAGGTGGTTGGATTATTAATGCAGAAAAAAAACATTTCTGTGAAAGACATAGAGCTAATGAACATAGTTGCTTTGATGAGTATCTTAGACAATATAAAGAGTGGCAACAATCACAAATTAAATAAAGTATTTTCTATTATATAAAACGACTTTCCATTGAATCTTCTTATTAAACTTATTTCTTTTAGCATAATCTAATGCTTCTTTTTCCGTCTCCCAAATTTCATTTGTAAATATTTGCCAACAATTATCTTGAAGCCAAATGATTGAATACATTAATCTGCTTTTGATATACTAAGAATCTTACCGTCTTTGACAACAGCATTAACTTTCATACATTGAAACTGTGCGTTGTTTGTTGATCTCATGGATATACGTTTTCTCTTTAAACATTCTGAGATGTTCGGCATAAGTAAATGTTCCTTTAAAACTGGAGGATCACCAAGATACATAAGAAGTGCTACAACTAATTCCATTAATGATTACCGTTCTTTCTAACTTTATCTTTTATAGCTTCTAAACTTTCTTTAATCTTTTCTATATCTTTCATAGCATAAGTTATGTTCACGTTATTATTTCTCATCGTTTCCATTTCCTTTTGTATATTTTCTACTTGTCCAGCGATGTGTTCTAATAACATAAATTGTTCTTGGTCGGTAGGTAATTGTTCACTTTTTTTTAGTAAGTCAGCTTGATGTAATTCTCTTGAAGTTTCAAGTGATGTAAGTCTAGCGGTAATTTCTGTATAAGCAAAAATACCCATAGCTACGGCAGCACATAAAGCTAAAAGATTTCTAATAGGTAAACTAACAACAGAATTTTCATTTACTTTCATTTGCCTTGACCTCTATATTTTTTCCAAGAGCTTTTTTTATTTTTATTCATAGAACTAAATTTAGGTTTCTTTCTTTTACTAAGACTTGTTCTTTTTGCTATTCTTTCGTGCTTTGGTTTTTGCAGATCGAACTTTACTCTTGCCATACTTTCCTGTTTGTTGAGATAATAAACTTGTTTTTTTACTATACTGTTGTGTAGAGTATGTCATGTTATTTAAACTTCTTTCCAGATAATAAATTAGTAACTGATATTCCGTAGTTACCACCTACTACTATAAATATTAAATATAAATATACTTCAGGTATAGTTTTTAATTGATCGAAATAAAAATCTACCTTTTTTAGCATAGCTATATCTCCCCAGAACGTAGCATAAGCAAGAATACCTAGAGGTGCTAGAATAAATGCACCTAATACTAAATCTAAAATTAAAGAACCATTTCTCTTAGCTCTTTCATTTCCTGTTTCCATTTCTTTTAAAGCTATTGCGTGTTTTCTTTCGCTTTTTTCTCTTCTTCTTTGCATAAAAGTTCCGGCAGCTTTAGAACCTATGTTAAATAATAATCTATATGGTATCATTTGATGTATCTTCCTTCTCTTCCTCTACTGGTTTTTCTTTAATTTTCTCCTCTAATGCTTTTATCTTAGCTAAAGCATCTTCTAAATCTTTAGTTGAAAATTCAAGTTTTTGCAAACATCTTTTATTTGCGGCATCCTTAGACTTTCCAGCATCTTCAAGTTCATTGATTTGCTGTTTAAGTATTCTAACCTGATCCTTATATTCGTTTATAATTTCACCGGTGTCCATATTATTTATTATAATATATCTTTACTTTGAGTTTCTTTTGTTCGGGAGTGAGACCTCTGTTAATTAAAGCTCCTGCTTTTCGTTTATAGGTATCTTTAGGTGTGTAATCTGTCTTTCTATAATTAGCACTTTTGACATCATATGCTTGATATTCGCCTTTGTCTATATCTAAAACGACCATATCTATTGGTCCTTTTCCCATAGCAGGTACAAATACGATTTTATTAGGGTCTTTGGCAAAATGTGCTTGAGCAATGAGTTCATTATAAAGTCCAACAGAAGCTGTCTGTCTGCGTTTAGCCATTCCATTTAAAGAAGCTAATGATAGCTCCTATAAGACCGCCTATGATAATAAGAAAACTTATAACACCCTTACCTTTATTCATATCAGAGTGTAAGTTTTTTATATCTACTCTCATTTCATCAATAGCTTTAAATAAAGTTTTCATACGTTCAGCACAAACTTTCTCATGCGTTGAGATACGATAACTATTACTCTTCTCTGCGTAAGCTCTAATCAGTTTTTTGGCACTTACAGTTGCAGATGATTTTTTTAATTTTTGCTTTAGAGACATCTTTAATTTTTCCCCAAGTTAATTGTACTTGTGCAAAAAATATTTTGAACATTTTATCCATAATATTTTCCTTACAGTATTGCTAATATAACAATAATAACAGCTACAGTAATTACAGCTGCTTTGTGATCTCTCCAGTAGTGTTCTACTTTGTTTATTATTTCTAACATTGTGTTTCCTTTCTTTATGATTCTTCTATTTCTACGCACTCAAAATTAACAACAACTTTATTTCTATTCACTATACCAATATCCATTTCATTGGTAGTTTGAATAGCTCTTAGATAACCTGCATTAGCACATTCTGACCAAGAATTAAACACAAAATTATCATGTATTTTAGGTAAACAATTAAGGTGAACAAATGAGCAGATGTTTAAAATTAACATAAATTTCATATTATGTTAATATCCTGCTTATCTTGCTGTAGCTGGAGTGCCGTTAGATGCTACTAAAGGTTCTTCTGCAAATGCCATGTATAAATATTCAGCATTAGTGTCATTAACATTACTTTCAGTTCCTCTAAATTTAAAACCATTACTTAAAAAATCACAATGAAAATCAGCACCTGTATGTTCTGCATCATCAGTATTTATTTCTAATATATTCATAGCAGGGTTTGATGGATTTGGTCTGTCCTTATCATATATAATAAAATCATAACCATTTCCACTACCAATAAATCTAGCCATAACATAAGCTGGTTTAAATCCAGTATAAACAAATGTTCCATTAGCATTTCCGTTTCCAGTATATTTTCCAAATTTTGAAAAACCTTTTATCGGAGC